TCGTATTGGTTACATCGAAGCCGTAGATCGCGCCGGTGGCGATCGAACCGTCGGGTAATTCGACCAGCAGATTATAAGTCTCGCCAACACCCGGAACGAACGGCGCGTCAATGGTGACATAATTTCCAGATATAGCAATGATGCGCCCACCGGCGCGCACTTCGGCCTTATAGGGATCGGCGATAGCGATAATGTCGCCCGGCACGATGTTCGCCGAATCGAACGAGGCGCTGAACTGCACGGTGTCGGTCGCGGTCTCCTCAGTGTCGATCGCCCAGCGACCATAACGATTAGCCATGGCGCGCGTGGTGCAGCCGCGCGCGTCGATCACCAGCTGACGCCAGCCGAATTTTTGCAGCAGCGCGTCGTCGATCACCACCTCGACGGCGGCGATATAAAAATTAGATGGATCATACCAGGTGACGAGCGCGACCGAGTGACGCGAGGTCATCGCCGTGCCGGAATATTCGAAATGACCACCGATGACGTTCGCCGGCGAGTAGAGTTTGATTGGGTCGGCGGGCATATCCGCCACGCAAAACACCTGGCTCAGCGACCAGAACGCCATGCCTCGAAATGCGGCGGCGATGGTCTGAATGACCTTGAACGCCTCCTGCTGATCCATAATCTGAATATTCATAGTGTAGCGGGTTTCCATGCCGCCATAACCATCGGAGACCTGACCGTCGCAATATTGGGCGATCGCGTAGAGACCCCAGATATCCACCATATCTGCCGAAAGGAACTGTCCGAGCCCGTAGCGGTTGTTCACTAGCAGATCGCGCAAGATCCACGCTGGATTATTGGTCCATGCGTTCTTAAAAGTGCCATCCCAAACGCCGGTGTAGGTTCGAGCGATCGGATCGTAATTCGACGGCACCTCGATGATCAGACCCTTGACGGCATAGGAGCGCGTCGGCAACGACGAGCTACCGAAATAGGCGGCGTCAACCTCCAATGCGACCACCGCGGAGTAGGGATAGGTAAGCTGCGCCTCAACCACCTCGATATAGCTCGAAAAGAAAGTCTGACCGATAAAGGTCGTGCCATTTTGGTTGGCTATGGTGCGACTGTAGCGAATATTCCAGGGAAAGCCGCCGACTGGTAGCACGAATGAATCTTGAATATAAACCGGCGACGAGCACACGCCATAAATCGTCCGATTGACGACAGTTGTCCAGGCGCCGTCAACTGGTTGAACCTCGACCATCCAGCCGACAGTCCAAGGATAAGTGCTACCGTTATAAGTTGACATCAGTGCAGGAATCTCGGTGATGATTATCACCGAGGTTGTATTAGCATCATCTATAGTTCTAACGATACTCAGTTCGGCGAGCACCTCGGTTCCAACGTTGAATACCGTTTGGGCGCCAGAATTGCCCGGAAACGGCATTTGATCGGGACCGCCGTTCTGAAAATTCCAACTGACGCCATGAAAATTAACGGTGGCGTCGGGATTAACGACTGGCGTATTTCCAAATAGAATCGAATTCCCGCCGTTTACCAGTCCGACGATCGGTCCTTCGGAGATCAGCTCGATCACCTGAATTTGCGTATCGGACTGAAGCGAGTTTGGATAAGTTACGGTCGAGGCGGTCGAGGCGCCACCACCTTTACCGCCACCTTTTTTGCCGCCGCCGGAGCCTTGAATGGGCGCGGGAAGAAACTTCGGCGTCATCATGTCGATCCTACGTTGCTTCCGACAGTGCCGGAGATCATACCGCCTAGACCAAGCGGCACGTAGCCGGCTGGAGTGCTCACATCCACCACCGTGCCAGTGACCGGCACGAAACCAGGCGGCACCAATTCGACCGACAGACCGGATGAAACTACAACCGAGCCGGCGTTGACCTCGCCGTAGACCAGCGGCACCGGATTACCCTGCGTATAGACGTTGACGGCGCCGAGCGCGTAAGACGCGCTATTACCGGTTTTTTGCGGATTAGTTTTTGGACTGAGCAGCGAGGCGACGCCGGCGACGGTCAGCGCCAAGCCAACCATGCCAAGGTTGCCAGCGAGACCCGCTGGCGCCATCGCGGCGACGCCTGCTCCCGCCACCGCCGAAAGACCACCCGTGACCATGAACAGCGCCGCGCCGATCAGCGCGCCGCCCAGCAGCGTCTTCACCAGCCCCGAGCGCTTCGAACCGGCGACAACCGGAATAAAATGCAGGTCGGCATTACCCAGTCTGAAGGCGTTGGTATCCTCCAGTCCGAGACGCATTCCGGTATCTTCGGCGCCGCGCACGACTTCCCATTCGTGCTCGCTCATGTCGCGAGTGAAACCCTTGAAGTTGGCGTTCAGCGCGCGGATCGCCTCGCCGGCGGTCGCGACTTTTAGTCGATAGATAGGTCCGTATTTCTCGCCGAGAAAACCGTGCAAATAAACATTTCTCAATTTGTTTTCTCCGGCCCGACGTAACGCATCCAGCGATCAATCGACCGCACCCACATTCCCGAGGGTTCGCGACGTGACAGGCGCGTCGGCAAATGATGTAAAATAAGACCGCCGCCAATTAGCAAGCCGCCGTGATTCGCCTGTTCGGACTTAATCTTGATGTAAAACATATCGCCAGGACGCGCTTCCGTATTCGCAATCTGAATAAATCCAGTCTTCAGCGAATTATTGACGTAGAGATTTTCACCCGGCTTATCTTTAGTTCCTATCCACCAGCCGTCGTCGCGCGGAAACTGCGGTAAATCGATCGGCGGCAGCGGCCAATCAATCTCTTGCTTTGCCAACTCATGCCGCCCGAGCGCGTAGACATCGCGAATTAGCGAATAGCAATCCTGCACGCCATGTAAAAACTGACGCCCGAGGATCGGCGCCATCGGTAGCTGATCGCCCCATTGTGTGAACGGCAGCACGTTTTCGGCGTCGAGCGGCACGATCACCCACGGCACTGCGGTAGCGATCTGTCCGCGCATGTCGCTGGCGCTAGGATGACGCTGCAAGCCGGGATGCGAATGCACGACCGCGGTGATCTTTCTGGAGGTGTCGAGCAGCGCCTGCGAATAAGTTCCGCTGGAGATTTCGAAGTCGTTCAGCGGATCAGCCGCATAATTGAAGCACGGCAAATAGAAACCATTGTCGAACAGCAGCGCGCGGCCGACGCCAGGAAAGCCTCCGAACGGCAGATTGCCATTAGCGCCGAAACGCAGCTTGCAGTCGGATAGATTGCGACCGCACTGATCGAGCGCCGGCGAGGTCTGCACGTTGCCGAGCGCGTCGAAGTAACTGGAGCCGGTGTAGGGACAATATGCCTTGGAATAATCCCAGGTGCTGGTCGTGGCGTCCCAGAAGCGATATTGCCACAGGCAAGTGTCGCGCAGGATCACCCTGCCCGGCAGCATCTTGCCCTCCTGATCGAACGAAGCCGATAACTCCCACTCGATATAGACCGGATTTTCCGAGGATTTACGGTCTATAACGAAGGTCTCGGGGCCGTAATAGGCGGTCGGATCAGCTTCGCTGGCGCCATCGAGAAACTGCGCGAAGGTGCGAACGCGCTGAATGGTGCAGCCAGCGAGATCGCCATAGGTGTTGACCAGTGTCTGAAACACCCCGTTGCAGTTCGACAGCTTCATCTTCGGACGCGGCAGACCGCCAACGCCGGATGTCTCGAAGCCGGAGAACTCAACATCGACCGCGGTGTAGAGCACGCCGCCGAAATAAATTTCGGAGCTGCCGTAAGCCGCCTGACAGAAATACATGACGGTGCCGCCGATGATCGTCGTATCGAGACGAAACAACGTAACGAACTCACCGGGGTTTGGAGTCTGGCCGACCGAGGGAAGTAAGGACATTCCTTCTTATAAGTCACCTTTGACTTATCGGCAAGCGCTTATTAAGTGGTCAGATTGAACGATTGCACGAACACTGCGCTCCAGGTGCGCAGGCCGCTGTTGGTGCCCTTGATGTCCCACTCCTCGCAGGTCCACTTAACCGGCGTGCTCTCATCGGTCGGCGTCCACCAGAATGGGTTCCAGCCGCCCTGCGCGACGAAGAAGGCGTTCATCGTGGCGATCTCGGTCGGCGTCAGCACCTCCCAGGAAAGTGTCACCGTGCGACGAATATAGTTCACACCATCGGCCGCGCTTTGCGTATAGCCGTCACCAAAATCAGCCTTCAATATCTTGGTTTTAAATTTGCCGCCGGTGCCCATGTCGGGCAGACGCGGCGGTGTAAATGTGGGTATAGTCATGATGATTAGCCTTACTGTCTAGCGTAGCGACTGGACAGAATATTGCCGTCGCGCATCTGATTTTGAAGTTCCTGCACGATAGTGTTGCGCATCGACTGCTGCACCTGATCGCCGATCTTCTGAGCAAGATCGTTATTCTGATCCGGCGTGCCGCCATTAGCGTTCACCGAAATCGGCGAAGAAATATTGATGTGTTGGGTCTTACCGCCACCAAGCGCCGCCATCTGCGCCTGAGTGAAGACGCCCTCACCCTTACGCGCGATGATCGGCACCTCGTCGGCGCCAACAACGCCGCCAGTGTGAAACTTCGGCGCATTATCGAATAGGCCCATCGACGCCGAGCGAAAGTTTAATCCGCCGGTGGTGCCGATCAAGCCGCCGGTATGATACAGACCAGACAGAATCGTCGCATCCGTGCTCGCCGCCGGCGCGGTGCCAGAACCGAATAATTTTGCAAGAAAACCGCCAAACAGTCCGCCAGCGGAACCACCGATGCTGCTCGACGGCACGCCGCTGGTGCCGGGACCGCCGATGCCCGCCATCGCGCCAAGACCGGTGCCGCCGAACGCCGCGCTGGCGCCCTGCTTACCCATCTGACCAACCGATCCGAACGACCATTTCATCAGCATAGAGAGCATGTCCTTTTCCATGCTCTTTGTCATATCTTTCCACTTCACCTTACCGTGCATGGCGAGAGTGGTCAGATTATCGGCGACAGTGTTTATCGAGGCTATCATGCCGGATTGAAAATTCTGCCCGATGTCGGTCCAGCTTTTCATCGCCTTGCCGAGCGGCGACTCAGCGTTCAGCTTAGCCTGCTCCGAGATCACATAGGCATCGAGTTTCTTCGTCAGCGCGAGTTTCTGCTCCTCGGTGCCCGAATAGGTCGCCAGTTCCTTACTAAGCCGTGTCTTTTCCTTTTCGAATGCGTCCTCGCGCGACTCATCCAAACCTTCCAAGAAGCGCACATTCGCCTGCGTCTTCTTATCGAGTGCCTTGATCTCAGTCGTCACCTCGGCGTCTTTTTCAGCCGCGAGCGAATGCGCCGCCTCCGCCGTGCCCAAATCAAGCGCCGCCTTACTCTTGGCGACGCTCTCCTTCAAGGACTCAGCGAGCGCGGTGTTCTTTTGGTCTAGCGCCTTCTGATAATTCTTCAGATCGGCCTGATAATCCTCATTGAGTTTTTCGACATTCGGCGCGCTCTCCTTTTTAGTGCGCTCCTGCTCACTGCTGATGTGAACATCCTGCGGACTACCCAAACCGACCTGCGAATCCTTTAGCTTTTCGTCGGCTCTTTTAGACTGCTCGGACAGCTTTTCGGCGGCAGCGCTGGCCGCTGTTCTCAGCTTCTTACGAGTGTCGCGCGCTTCCTCGGCCGTATCTAGGCGCGCTAGAACCGCGAGCACCTCCTTATATTCGTCGGCGTCAGGATTACGATCAAGAGGATTCGCGCCCTTGCCCTCCTTGATCAGCGTCTTGTAGGCGGCTACACGCTTGTTGTTTTCGACCTCGATCGCGCTC